GATGTTCGGAATATCTGGAAAGGGGATAACCGTAATATCAGATTGAAGACCAACACTATCATCAGTGTAACAATAGAAGTGGAAATCAAAATGGTCAGGGCAGTTTCTCCTAGCCATATTACATAACCGATTGACAAAGTGTGGTCCATATTTGGTGCCCCATTTAGCACATACAAAATTTACACGCATCTTCCACACTTCTCTTTACAAATTTTCAAATGGTCTCGTTTGAGACTTTCATTATAATGCTCGAAGTCGTCATTATAAACAATGTCTTTCACAGCGAAAGACTTGGCGTTATTGTATTTATTGTTATAAGGATAGTCAATTGGATGCAAAGGATACAATCTATTTTCTAATACGTCTCTAGCAATATATGAACAAGGAAAAACTTGACCTTTTGCATTTACATATATACTATTATCATTTCTTGCCTCACAATCAATAATCCATTTTTCTTCCTTGTCAATATTACGATATTCATATGTTTGTTTGAAGTCGTAAATATTTTCTCTACTTACAATATCTCGTATAGATTCTTGAACTTCAGTAGTTTGAGGCTCGTCATCTATTTCTAATATGGGCATGATTACTTGAGCACCCTGTTCACCAAACCATTCTATAATTTCAAAATAATCCTTACATCTCCAAGGTGCTGAGAGTGTTCTAAGCAGAGTAACATATTCTAGTTTATAATTTTTGAATATACGTTTTATATCTGCAAGAGTTAGTTCATCCTCTTCTACAAAGATGTTATTAAATTTATTATCTGTATCATTGAATTTGTTTGTAAGTTCTAGAACTACTCTTGTCGGTAGTTCTTTATACATGTCATATTTACCATACCAATGATTAAGTATGGAGGCATCTTCACATTTATCTAAACTTACAGTGTCTTCACCTTCAATCATATTCTGATTGAATAAAGCTAGTTTGGCTTTGTAGTTTGCATCCTCATAATTGTAACTATAATACCAATCGCACGGCAAAAAGTTCCAGAAGTCTTTTCCTGCAGGACGCCGCCACTGATGGTAATTATCTGAGCCTTTGTAAAATACTTTAAAAATATCAGGATTGTTTACAACATCCTCATATATTTTTTGAGGTTGATCTGACCACCACAACATACAACTAGAATTGTAATATGTTCCTCTGACATCCCGAAAACGTCTTTCTTTTAGTTGTCCTTCAGGTTGCCAATGGGAATATAAAATATGTGGCTGAAAAGCAAGTTCGTAAAATTCATCTATACTATCTTGTATTACAATGTCAAGATCAAAATAACAAAAAGGTCCTTCAGTAGATAATAGTTTGTGTGCGTTGAATAAAAGAAACTTACTACGATCCCAACAGTAGTTTTCCTTACCAAACCAATATTTAGGATGCAAGGGTTCTATATCCGGAATAGGATGTATTTCTACTTCTTCTCGGATATTGTCAGGTTCGTCAGTAAAGCAAACCATACGAAACTGATTGACATAATTAGCATCAATCATTCCATACAGATTGTTTACATAATCAGCGGAGTATTTGTCACCCCACTTTATTGTTAGAAAAGTGAGTATAGTAATCAGCCCTCAAATCAAAGTTAAAGCGATCCTGACCATTCAATAAACAAATATCGGGTTTAGATCTATATTTTCTGCCACGAGGACTTACATCTGTTTCGTGGTCTATGCCAAACATATAGGAATAAATTTTACCTTTCTCATATGGGTGAAACTTATCCTTGTGTTCGTGAAAAAGATATTTATCGTCACACCCATCATATTCTTTTATCCACTTGTAAGGATCTTTATTAAAGTGTTTTTTGATAGGCAGTCCACTAATACCTCTCCATGACATGACACTAGAGTTGAAGTCACCGCCTTTATGTTCAGCTTCAAAGCCTTCAGGCTTCCAATAAGTTTTACATATAGCATTACCGTGAATTGTTATAAAATCTGACAAATCTTGTTTTTGTATCACAACATCTAAATCAAGATATATTGAATGACCCCAATCTTGACCAAGAATGTTTACTTTTTCAAATGTGCCTAATTCAATATCAGCCCATCTTAGAATGATATCCTCGTAAAGACCATCCTTGCGAAGTTTCTCACCTTGATCTGTGTGACAAACAAAGCGGCAATCCATGTTAGGAACCGATGCGGCAATACGATTTACATCATCATATGTATATTTGTCGCCATAAAGTAATGTGTGTATTGTAATCATGTCTATTATTTAGTTGTATAAATAGTAGAACAAACAAGGAAGATGACCAATGGCAACAACTACTAACATTGTAATTGAGCAGGGCGCCACATTTTCTCAAGAGTTTACAGTATTGGACTCTGCAGGAAGTGCCAAAAACTTGACAGGTTATACGGCGACCGCACAAATGCGTAGATCTCACTATTCATCCACATCTACTGCCTTCACCACTGCCGTTGTTGACGCAACAGGTAAGGTAACACTTTCACTAACCGCGGCACAAACTGCGGCTATTTCAGTTGGTTCTACAGGCAACAATAGATTTGTTTATGATGTTGAAGTTGCATCTTCTTCTGAAACACTTAGACCTTTTGAGGGTATAGTAACTGTAAGACCAAACGTAACGAGGGCATAATGGCTATAACAACTAGACAAGGACTTATTGATTATTCACTACGCCGCTTAGGTTTTCCTGTAATAGAAATTAATGTTGACGAAGATCAAATTAGTGACCGCGTAGATGACGCTTTGCAAATGTGGCAGGAATATCATTTTGATGGTGTAGAACGTGCCTATCTGAAAAAGAAACTTTCGGGATCAACACTTACAATACCTGCAACTACATTTAATACAGGTGAAACAATTACAGGCGGCACATCCGGCGCAACAGCTACGGTCCATGAGAACACAACAACTACGGCACTTGTGTATGAAAACACTAAAACAGCAGAAAAATTTGAAGCTGGTGAAACAATCACAGGTTCGGACTCAGGTGCTTCTACTACAATTACATCTATCGCAAAAGGTGATATTGAGAATGGTTATATTGTTGTTGATGATTCCTGGTTAGGCATTACACGATTGTTTAAGTTTGGATTAATTGCAGGTGCAAGATCTGATGGATTGTTCGATGTGGATTATCAATTTGCATTGAATGACCTTTACAATTTATTAAGTGCTGACGTAACATATTATTCTATGGTTAAAACACATCTTAACCTGTTGGAAAATTTGTTTGTGAATGAAAGAGCAATACGTTTTAATCGTAAAACAAATAAGTTGCATATTGATACGGATATGGATAGCACATTTAACATAGGGGATTATGTTGTTGCAGAAGGTAACAAACTAATTAATCCAACAGAATATTCGGAAGTTTATGATGACATGTGGTTGAAAAGATATACAACTGCGTTGATTAAAAGACAATGGGGTGAAAATATGAAAAAGTTTGGTGGTATTGCACTACCAGGCGGAGTTACACTTAATGGGGACCAAATCTACGGCGAGGCGATTCAAGAAATTTCCACAGTCGAACAAGAGATGCAACTTAATTATGAACTTCCACCTTCATTTATGGTAGGATAATTTAATGCCAACTAATCACTATTTCCAACGCGGAAGGTCAATCGGCGAAGTAAATGAGCAAACACTTGTGGAAAGTCTCCATATTGAAGCTCTTAAAATTTACGGTCACGATATCCTTTACATGCCTAGGACTCTTGTAAACAGAGATGTTTTGTTTGACGAGAGTGAATTGTCTAAGTTTACACAAGCATATCATTTAGAAATGTATATGGAACCTGTTGACGGGTTTGAAGGTGAGGGAGATTTATTTCAACGTTTCGGTATCGAAATTAGAGATAGTGCAACATTTGTTGTAGCCAAAAGACGTTGGGAAGAAAGTGTTGAAAGTGCCAAACAATATGGCGGCAGTTTTCAGTTAGATTCTAGACCTGCAGAAGGCGACTTGTTATATTTTCCCATGACAAAATCTTTGTTCGAGATTAAATTTGTTGAACACCAAGATCCATTTTATCAAGTAGGTAAATTACATACATTTAGATTGCGTTGTGAATTATTTGAATACAGCTCTGAGGCTCTCGATACAGGCAATGCAGAAATTGATGCTATTGAAGATAATCTTTCTGTAGATGCATTACTGCATGAATTTAAATTGGAAACAGGCGATTCACTTGTTCTTGAAGATGGTGGTAGTTTGATTCTACAATCATACGCAATTAGACCAGCCGTTGCAGGCGACAATGCAGACTTTGTGAATGTCCAACAAGTAGATAATATTCTTGACTTCACAGAATCTAATCCGTTTGGTGAGCTATAATGTTTAAGGGAAAAACTTTTTATCACTCTCATGTCCGCAGAGCTGTTGCGGCATTTGGTTCTATATTTAACAACATTGTTATACAACGTAAAGATTCTAGTGGTAACGTTGCTCAATCACTTAGAGTGCCTCTTGCGTATGCTACGAAGCAAAAGTTTTTATCCCGTATTGAGGGACAACCGAATTTAACTGACCAAGAAGTTGCATTAGTTTTGCCTCGCATGGGATTTGAGATTAGCTCTCTTACATATGATCCTACAAGAAAAGTTGCACCTATTCAGCAACATCGTAAAACAAACACATCTGATGCTCTTAAAATGACACAAACATTTGTGTCTACACCTTATGATTTGAATCTTACTTTATATTGTTTTGCTAAGAATCAGGAAGATGGTTTGCAAATCATAGAACAGATTTTACCTTTTTTTAATCCTGACTTCAACATTACAGTAAATGATTTGCCTGAACTAGGTATTAAAAGAGACATTAAAATTACGTTGGAATCAACTGCATATGAAGATAATACATATGGTCAGTTTGCAGATAGACAAAGTATTATATGGTCTCTTAACTTTACTATGAAACTAAACTTTTATGGTCATGTTGCAGATCAAGGAATCATAAGAAAAGTTATTGCAGACGTTTATCAAAATCCTAATCTTACGGGTGAAAGAACACGGCAACAATATTCAGTATCATCTGCTACAGCAACAGGCACTGCAACACTTTCAGGTAATGCGGTAAGTGCTATAGCTGTTACATATAGTGGCGGTAATTATACATCAGCAGGACCTAATATTACTATAACAGGTGATGGCACAGGTGCAAGGGCTTCTGCAACTATGGAAGCAGATCCTCTAAATAGTAGTAAGTTTAGAGTCAAGAGTGTTACAATAGATGCCGGTGGTAGTGGTTATTCATCTGCTACTGTAACATTTGAGGCACCGGACTCAGGAATACAATCAATTGATGATGCGTATAGATTCCTCGAGGAGTTTGATACAGTTTATGAATAAAAAGAATAAAGTATTTGATGCGTTGGATAAAACGTTTGGAACCTTAACACAAGTTGAGGAAACAAAAACTCCTATGATTCCTGTAGATCAACAGGATGAACAACTTGAAAATGATTTCCAGGAAGCTAGAAATGCCTTGAAAAGGGCAATGGTATATGGTGAAGAAGCAATTCAAGGCATTTTGCAAATAGCACAAAACTCAGATAATCCTCGTGCATTTGAGGTCGCCGGACAATTAATAAAAACTATGAGCGACCAAGCAAAGGATGTTATGGATGTGCAGGAGCGCAAACAAAAAATTGATAAAATTGATGGTAAAGTCGCCAGTAAGATTGAAAAACAAACAAACATTGTATTTAATGGAAGCACTTCTGATTTGTTAAAAGCAATAAATGACGAACAGAAGACAATTGAAAATGTCCCTACAGATAGAAAAGACTGAGGATACCTCCTATCATGGTAATCCTAACCTAAAGCGGGTAGGGTATAAACACGATTGGAATAAGGAACAAATTTCAGAATATATGAAGTGTAAAGAAGATCCTATATACTTTATTGAAAATTATTGTATGATTGTGACACTTGACCAAGGGCTACAACCTTTTAAATTATATGATTGTCAAAAGAAAAAAGTAGACTTCATAATGGATAATAGGCGTTGTATTCTAATGGAGGGACGCCAGCAAGGCAAAACAGTTACCGCGGCCGCATGTATTCTACATTACACTATATTTCAAGATTCCAAAACTGTTGCAATTATGGCTAACAAAAGTAATGCGGCTAGAGAAGTATTGGCTAGATATCAAATTATGTATGAAAATCTTCCTATATGGATGCAACAAGGTGTTAAAACTTGGAACAAGGGTGACGTAGATCTTGAAAATGGCTCCCGTGTTTTTACAGCCGCTACAACGGCAAGTGGTATTCGAGGCAAATCAGTTAACTGGCTTTACATTGATGAGGCGGCAATTATTCCTAATAATGTTGCAGATGAGTTTTTTACATCAGTATATCCAACAATTTCTGCCGGTGAAACTACAAAGATTCTGCTTACATCAACACCCTTAGGTTATAATCATTTTTGGAAGTTCTGGAATGAATCTGAAAAAGGCACCAATGGTTTTAAGAATATGTTTATTCCCTACAGTGAGATACCTGGCAGAGATGAAGCATGGGCAGAGCAACAATTACAACTTCTAGGTGAATTAAAATTTAATCAGGAAGTTTTATGTGAGTTTCTTGGTTCATCCAACACATTAATTAATGGTAAAACTATTGCAGTATTAAGTTCTATAGATCCTAATTATACGAATGATGGTTTGGACATTTATGAAGAACCTCAAAAGGATAAATACTATGTATTGGTTGCAGACGTTGCAAGAGGTATAGGAGGAGATTATTCTGCTTTTACTGTAATGGATGTAACCGCAATGCCCTATAAGGTTGTTGCAAAATATAGACACAATAAAATTTCACCATTATTGTATCCCAATATTATTGACAAAGTAGGTCGAGACTACAATAATGCCTTTGTAATGATTGAATCCAATGATATAGGACAACAAGTATTAGACATTCTACATCAAGAAAATGAATATGAAAACATTTTTACAACTGTTACAGAAAACGGAAAACAATATATTACTCCTGGATTTGGCAAAACGGCACGTTTAGGAGTTACAACATCTAAAGCAGTAAAAAGACAAGGCTGTTTTGCATTTAAAAGTTTAATGGAAGAAAAGAAACTTTTGCTTTTCGATGCAGATATTATTCAAGAACTTTCCACGTTTATTGAAAGAAGTGGCACATTTCAGGCAGACGAAGGTTATCACGATGACTTGGTTATGAGTTTAGTATTGTTTGGTTGGGTTACAACCAATTCATTCTTTAGTGACTTAACAAATGTTAATGTTCGTGAAGGCATATATAATTCTGAAATGCGTATGATTGAGAATGACCTCACACCATTCGGTGAGATTCTAGACGGATCGGAACCTGAAATGGAAGTGATAGGCGGTGACGTTTGGATGTTTGCGGACACAAAATAAAAGAATTATAAATATTCTGTAGCAGATTAATAAAGAAAAACGCTTAACAATTCGAGGAGAATAAAATGGCTTTTCAGCTTTCCCCAGGCGTTCTCGTTCAGGAACAAGATGCTACCAATGTAGTCCCAGCGGTTGGCACAACCATTGGCGGTTTTGTTGGTGATTTTAGTTGGGGTCCTGCCCGAGAAATTATTACCATTGATAGCGAGAACAACTTAGTTGACCGCTTTGGTAAGCCTACAGATACAACTTCTACAGATTTTCTGACGGCAGCTAGCTTTCTTGCTTACGGTTCAGCCCTTAAGGTTGTTCGTGAAGTAGG